CCCATGCCAGGTACAAGGCCAAACTTGACAAACCGCCTGCGCGCCCTGAAGTCATCGTCTCCCTCCTTCCAATTACGCCGTATTTCCAATATCTCCCGCGAATCCTTGTCGATCGTGATTCGATACGGAAGCGGCAAGCCTTCAGGCTGTCCTGGCTCGTTATGACCCTGCTCCGATAAGTCGCGCTCCGTATAGCATTCGTAGATCGTATAAGGCTGATCCTCTTGCCTCGGCGGCATAGCCTTGCGGCCGGATACCTCGGCTTCTTTCAAGGCAATAGGCGCGGCATCTCCTAGCGGCTGACTGAAAGCCACCTTGCGATATGCGCCGGCTAATTCCATGCGCTTCATGACGGATTTCGTCATGGTCAAGCGGTGCGTAACCCGAACCGCATTCTTCAAGTCCGTCGCATCGTTCGACACGATCAAGTCAGGCATGTAAACGCATTCGCTGACAGGGCGCTCTCTTAGCGGGCAGCGATAAAGCTTCTTGTAGATCGTGCCGCCATAATAGAGATAAAACAGTCCTCGGTCCGTATCGGGATAATATTCACTCGCAGTTGTCGTTAGGTAATAGTTTGCGTCCTGCTCGAATAGATCAATCAGGTCGTTCTCTTGACCTGTCTCCATGCCGATTGCTTCGGCCTTGACTGGCCCGGCAGACGGCAGCAACTCAGCCCGCGCCATTGATTGGCCGTTAACCACGGCCCAAAGCAACAGCGGGTGCGTTATCGTCGAACAGTTCTTTCGTTGCGCTGCTTGCGTCCGATCTTCAATCCGAAGACCGAGAAAATCCATTCCTCTTTTGTAATTATCGATCCACTCCGATTGCGACGTTTCATCCGCTTCGATGCCTTGGAGGATATCCGCCGAGATGGTGCTGAGATTTTCGATCTTCTCCGCGAGGTTTTCATCAAAGTTCTCGCTGCCCTGTTCTTCCTCTTCATCAGGCTCTCCTAGCGAGACGATTGTTTTGCCGGTATCAGGATCGATCAGAATATCAATCGCATCGTCCATGCTGCCATCTGAGCGCCCGCCAAGCCCATTCCAGTCCTGAACTCCTGGAATATGCGGGTTGGGAGAACCCGGCGCTGGCAAGCGATCGTCGGCCATCAGCTAACCAGCAGCATGATTAGAACGATGATAGCCACGCCTTCGACCACAGCTAACGGAGGCCAAAGACTCTTCGGTTTACCCATGCAGTTTGCTTTCCTCTATCAACTCGCCAACCTTTACGGATTGAACGGCGCTTTGCTCGATCTGAACTGCAAGACCTCTGAGAATATTTGCTGCGCTTGATGCTCTCATTGACGCAGGCAAGATTTTTATTCGGAAGCCTCCATTTTTTGACCAAACCAGATAGATCAATCCTCCCGGTTCTGCCCCGGCTTCTACAAGATCATTCTTCAGGTCTTCGGCCAAGCTGACGAGCTTCTTCTCCCAAGCAGGAATATTATCGATTACGCCAGGCGTTGGCTGCGGCGGCGCTGATGAATCTACATACTGCGCCGATTGATTGGATGATCCGTTCTGTCTTGCGCGGTCGCTCATTGGGATATTGATGTTGGGAGGGTTTGATTTAGCCATTTGATAGCTTCTCCTCTTCGCGCCTAATGTAGATTTGAATTGCGATTAGTTGCTTATCGCTCATTCCTTTCCCAAACCAAATACCAGCTTTGATGCCGTTAAAAAAGCTCCGTTGGAATTGCCTTGCTGTGTGTTCGTCTAATTTTTTTACCCATTCCATCATTGGCTCCTATTCGCGTTGTTAATGCGCGGGCGCTCTTTCGGGTGGAGGGAGATGCCGAGGCGACCCTAAAAGAATTTGCCTTTCGGCTCGACCCCCGCGCTGGCCGATCGCGTTGCGCCCGGCATTCCATTAGGCCGCAATAGCCTTTCCTTTGTATGAGACAAACGGCCCGCTGTGTGTCATTGCAAATCGGCTATAAACAATGCCGTTTTCAAACTGCGGGCTATTCCGCCACCATAAATATTTTGGTCTTCCTCTTAGTTCATACAATGTTATGGCAGCATTGAACCAATCATCTAGAGGGTGAGTTGTTATTTCTCCAATTGGCTCGCCCTCAGACTTTAATATATTCCCTACAATTGTTAGATATTGAGCACCAGCCGGACAAATTGATGCGCTCAGAGATGGCGGATGAGTTTCATTATCAAAGATGTGAACCTCACTAAACCGAGATTCAAATATCTTCACTACTTCTTCAAACGGTTTATCGTCCATCGTAGCCATCATTCCGGCTCCGGTTCTGGCACACCAGCCATTCCACAGTAACCGTTAATATGTTCTTTTGTTTGCCACATATTCCACCGCCACATCATACAACGAGACGCGATGCAATTCTTTTCTTGGCCGCCGTCTCGTCTAAATGGACAGACAAACAATTTGGCTTCTGCCTCTGTCCTAAACTGTGCCATCCTCTCCTCCTACAACGATGGGTATAAGCGCTCGCTCTCCCCAATAGGCCCAAACCTTCTGTTCAAGTTCTCTGCTACTTCGTCCTTCAATTCCAGCAACGATGACCTACGCATATAGCGCATTGCTGCAACGACCGCATCCGTTAAATCATCGTGCGTGTCCTTTGGAAACTTGGCCATGGAATTAATGACCATGTCAGACCATCGCCTATTTGGCGCATAAATCAGCTTGTTGGAAAACAGATGCTGAACTCCATAGGCGCGGCTTACCTTGTCGCCCTCAGGAACATCTAGCTTAACAGCCCATTGGTTGCCAGCAGTTAACCGTTGAATCTCTTGCCCCACGCTAATGCCGTTGGCTTTTGCTTCCACCAGCAATAGATCAACCTTACGTTCTTTGCACGTCTTCATGATCTTTTCGACTAGCGGGAAGAACTCCAAGCGTTCTTGCCATGCATCCATCAACATCGCTTTTGGGATACCGCTCGCGTCTGTCCATACACCAAATACGACAAGCGCGCTGTAATCGTTCTCTTGCTTCGTCGTCATGGCCGTGTCGATCGAAGCCATGATGAAATCCATCGGCGGGTATTCTAGTTTGACAAGAGGCTTGCCTTCGGCATCAAACTTCTCACCCTGCTTCGGAAACAACTGCCACCAGTCAGACTGAAATATCCCGCCGCCTTTTGGTGACGGAGATTGTTGGAGCCTACCACTTGCGAGATATGGACCCAGACTATTTTCTAATGCGGTGACTTCTTTCTCACCAAACCGCTCTGGCCAAAGAAGCTCGCCTTCCTCTGTGCGCGGGTCTTCCCACGTCTCTAACGGTTCCCCATTATCATCATAGCTCAAAACTGTCTGACAATGACGCAATACATCATGACGCATCGGCACCATGAAATGCGTCCACTTGCCTACTTCGTCTTCATTTAATATCTGGCCGCTTACATCATTTTCATTGAGCCGCTGCATGATGACGACGATCGCGCTTAACTTAGGATCATTCAAACGAGTGGAGCTGATTTCTTTCCACCAAGTTTGCGTGGTCGCCCGCTCAGCCTCAGATTCTGCGCCTTCAACATTTTCAGGATCATCGACAATAATAATATCGCCGCCTATGCCAAGCAGTGATCCACTGACAGAAGTAGCAATGCGCGAGCCGCCTTTACTGTTATCGAATTGAGTTTTTGTATTCTGATCTTCCAGGAACTTGAAGCGATGACCCCAGCGCTTTTGATACCAAGGCGAAAGTATTAATCGTCTAGTTTTGTTGGAATTCTGCAATGAAAGATCGTGATTATATGACCCGCACAGGAATCTGACTTGCGGGCCAGACCTGAAACTAATCTCACTCTGCGCCCAAGTCCAGGCAACCCAGCATATAGAAACTATATTTGATTTGCCGCATCTTGGAGGCTCGTTGGCAAGCAGCCTATCAATATCACCGCGCGTTATCGCTTCAAGATGCCGGCAAAGCGCCTCTAACGACCAACTGCGCTGGAATGGACTAGGATCAATCTGCGGCCACGCGTCTTCTACAAAATCAATTAAGCTTTCCTCTAGGCGCTCCGCTTCCTCGGCCATTGGAAGACGCTTTAGCGCGTAGGCCAAGCGCCTCAGCTTCGGTTCCGACAAAAGCTCTAAGTTCGTCTGCATTCATCTCCTCGATCGACTTAAACTCGCCAGGCATACCAACTTCCTTGCGGTCAATGAACATACCGCGTTCTTTGCCCAATAGCTCCAAGGCTCGGTTAGCCACATTGCCGTTGTAGGTATATTCTCCAGTTGGCTTTCCTTCATGGTCGAGTACGGCCACAGTCTGCAACGCTCGGCTAGCGTTCTCAATAAGCTTTTCGATTACCCATTGCTTCGTTAAAACCACCCCATCCGCAATACGGCCTTGTAATTCAGCCACTCTATCGATGATGCTTTGATTTGCTTTAAGCGTGCTTGCGTTTCCCCTATTTGGTTTAAAGCCAGCGTTTTGGTAAGCCTCATCTGCTGTTTTGCCAGCTGCGAGTTCTTGGGCGAAGCGCTCATGGCGAGGATTAGCCAAAATCGGCATTATTACTTACCTATTTCCTTCCCCGCCTGCTTATACGCGCCGTCAATGAGTTCTTGGGTTGAGAATATCCGTCTGAAGCCTTCTTCGAGCTTCATGCGTTCGGGGGAGGTTTCGTCGTATAGGCACTTGAGGATTGCGGTTGCTTTTGGGTCGCAATATCTGAAATTGTCTGTTCTCATGTTCTTCCCCGCTCGTAAGGTCCAACGCCACACCGACTACACTTACCAGCTATCGTAAAAGCATTCCCGCAATTATTACAAAACGTCACTTTAGTTGGCTCTTCCATTGATG